ATCAGGTCAAACAATTTTCTTAAGACATTAAATGCTCGATTTGATCTACCCCATTTAGAACCACTGGATAAACTACCTAATGCTTCTGATAACATTGGAAGTGCTTGTGATATTTTAAGCAGGCCATCTGCAAATGCATTTAATGATTTAGCCTTTCCCCCCTTTACAACATCAATCATATCATTTGAAAAACTTATAAAAGCTTTCCTTTCCTTTTCAGTTGTTTGTGAAAAAGATGCTAATGCAGTAGCAATATTAACTACTTGTTTTGTTCCTTCTGATTTACTGGATTTAGATTCAGTTTGTTTGGCTTTGGTGCTATCGCTTTGCTGATCTATTTTGGTAAGTACAAATAATATATTTTTTAAAAGTTCATTAGCAGTTTGCATATAAATTGTTTTATTTATATATCTTATAATGTAAACTACCTACCCACATTCTGATGGATAATAAATTTTACACTCTATTTTATAAAAAAATATTAATTTAATACTTGTACTAATTTTTAAACCTTTAGATAATTCAGCTATTGGCGTATTACTTATATTTAAATAACCGGAAATTTTTAAACTATTTAGTAACTATGTAACATTTTTATTTTTTTAAATTTAATGAAACTTTATATAACCTCCTCTGACGTTATTTCATAATCATCGGATATCTTTAGATCTCTAAACTATTACGTATTTTAGCAATTCTAAGTCCTATATTTAAAACAGTTTTAGATTTAAGACCTCGTTCAAATTCATTTAAAGATTCTTTAACTACTTTCATTATATAATACATTTTATTTATATATCAATAAAAAAAGATTAAATATTATATTTAATCTTTTTTTTATATTAAAACTTAGGCGCACTTATTTTTGGCATAGAAACATTTGGCATATTAAATCCGCTGGATGGATTATTATATTTAGGCATACTGCTACTATAATTTTTTGCCATTGAAGAAGTACTAGGCATACTAGCTTTTTGACTTTTACGCTGTTCGTCTTCTTGTTTCTTATACTGTTTATTTTCCTCTTCTATTTTTTCTTCTAAATCTTTTAATAAATATTCTAAAAAATAAAAATCAAGATTATCAACTTCAGAAGGTGGCATTCGCAACTTATCAGCAAAGATAAAATATATCTTATGTAAGTTGTGAAAATGGATCTGAAATAAGGAAAATAGATTTAATCCCGCCTTGAAAGTTTAGCGGAATACTCCGCTCTCCTCCCTGTTCATCATGATAACGTATTACTGGATTAATTGCATCTGCAAATATTTTTCTTATTTCTGTTAACATTGAAATTTCTGCAGTTGTCCAATTTTGAGAATCATAAATATATTTTTCATAACTACTATCATTTAAACCTCTCCAATCTGAAATAATAAAAGGTGCAAAATTTAAAAAATCCTGGTCAAATGACTCATTCTGTCTATTTTTTCTAGTGATATAAGTTTTTAGCCAATTTGTTATTCCCACTGATGGCAAATATATATTTAAATTTTTACCAGTTTTAAAGGTTAATACAATACATCTCTTTTCTACATCATAATATTTCATTAATTTTTCATGAAATGTAATATATTGGATCATATCCTTATTTACATCCATTTTTTTAGTTTCTGAAATCTTAACTTGTAAAACATTTTCTCCTTTAATAAAGGTTTTTTCCCTAATAGCAAGTAATAGGTAAAATCTATCTACTTCTTTAAGATCTTTCCAGGATGATAATTGTGCATTTGGCGCTTTATAATATGCGCATCTTTCCAAGACATAATTTAACATATCATCTAAAAGTGATAAATCATCTTCATTTAATGTAGACCAATGCCTAATTTCACTAGCTGAAGCTGATCTAATTCCTATTTCTACTCCTTCTGGATAAAATAATCCTTGCGTTGGTAAATCTTTTGCATCAATCCTGGACCAACCTATTTGATTGCTCATAGATATTTGGTCAGTTGATTTTTGCCATGGTTTTTGAATACCCTCTGTTGAAGTTATTTTAGGACCAATATTTTCTTCTATTTGTTGTTTTTGATTTTGTTGATTTTCATTTTCCTCAACAAAATTCCTTAATTTATCGTCTTCATTCATATTTAAGTTTATTTAATTATATAATATAAGTATATATCTTTATATAATAAAAAAAGTAATAGTTTTAAACCATTACTTTTATATAAAGTGTTACTAATTTATATAATCTATTGTTAAACAATAGTTTCAAATTTATACTTAGACAATAATCTAGGTGTTTTTAATGCCCTATAATAAGCATTTTTAGAAATTTTTAATTGAGTTGTCAACTCTTTTACTCCATCAAATATCCGAACTTCATTAGTTTCCATATTTGTACATCTTATTTTACGTCTCATATATTCCCAACGATCACCCTTTAATTCTACCCCATAATCAATCAAATCATACATATTTTCTTTTGTCCTATTAGAATTATACATAGGATTTTTATCCCCCGAAAACATGCCCTTAATACTTTTAGATATTTTTTCTTTTACATCTGCTCTTTTACTTGGATTATTGCCACCACTTTTTAATTCCGACAAAAATTGTCGCTCTTTATCTGATTTTATTTTTCCAGTATTTGCTATAGATAATTTATCCCTAGTTTCTTGTGTTGGAATTTTGCCACTAGCTGAAATTTTAAATTTCTCTATAGTTTCTGGGGAATATATATTTATTTTCCCTTTATTCCAAGGTTCAGTTCCTTTTCTTGCGTCAGATAGTTTTTTCTTTGACTCTTCTGAAAGTTTTAATCCTAATGACCCCTCCCCGCCTTTAGTTAAATTATAACCTAATTTTCCTAAAGTCTGCAATTTTTCTATCCAATATCTTTCTCGCTCTGTCCAATTATCTACGGTACAATATTCTAATATTTCTTTATCAAAATTTTCTATACCATATTTATTTAATGCTTTATTTAAAGCTATGCCACTACCCATATAACTATCATTAATATTATTTGTTGCATGAAATCCCACATACTTTTTATTATTAATTTTATTCGTAGTACAATAAATAAAATAATATGAATATTTATTTTTTAATTTAGACATTATTTAGCATTATTTAAATATTATAAACTTATTCACATAAAAAGTTTTAAAATAAAAAGGTTTAAACTTTTTAGATTTAAACCTTTAATTTAATTAATTTATATAAACTATTATTAGACAATAGTTTCATCCCATGAATCACAGCATAATGTGTAACCTTCTATCTTATAGATTTCATCAGATTGATAAGCTAAATTAGGAGCTGGTAATGCAGTTATTGGGAATACATTATAGCATTTCCACTGCCAATAAGGATTACTGGCTCTATCATAAAGAGTTATAAGCATCCAAGGTGCAACATAATCAACTTTTAGACCAGTTCTACCAGTTAGCGGATCATAAATTAAATCATTCCATTTCCTTAATGTTTTAAGTATATAAGCACTTGGTGTACGATTTAAGTTTACTTCAAATGTTAATTGAACATCCATAGTAGTTTTGTCTGGTTTTGCACCAGCAAATCTTCTTTGTGCCCATTTATAATTTTGAGCTACTGGAGAACCTGGAAATGAATTAGATTCAAGCCCACCTATATTTTGTATATTTTCTAATAATAGATTAGTATCCTCATCTCCGGTAATTCCAATACCAGGTGGTAATGAAATTTGAACTGTAAATAAGTTTAAATATAAGGGTTCATATAACTCTTGAGATGCCCTCGAATTTCTAAAATGGGGTAAACCAAATGAGCCAGAACTTGTGAAATTATCTGCCATAATATTATTATTTTATTTTATGCTGTTGTAAATCCACCTGAAGAAACTCCTTGTGTTTTATTAACAGTAATTCTATTTATAAGTTTAGTCATTGATTTAGTAATCCAAACACCTATGTCAATAATACCAAATCCATCAGCTATAATATCTGTGCTATTATTAGAATCATCCATTGTTATTTCGTAATTAATTAATGCACCTGCATCTTTAATTGTTTGTAATAATGGGGTTATAGAATTAATAATATTTAAACGTGTTATTGGATTATTATATTTGTAAACAAAATTTTGTAAAACCTCATCAATTTGTATTTCAATTGTATTTAATAACTCCCTAACATGCAAATCATTATAATCGCTTTTAACAGCTTGAAATGATGTTGCATTTGAATAAATTAAAATTTGTCCAGTTGATGTTCTTTCAATAATTGAGTTATAACCAAATGGTTCTAAATAATCTCTATCATAACGGTCTATCATATATTCTAAACCTGCTAAAGCTGGATTAGATAAAACTCCATCTTGATTTGCAACAATTGCATATGGATTTCCACCTAAGAATTTTCTAATATATGCATTAGATATATCAGCAGCTGGTGGAACATCAATAGTTGTGTCACCTAACGTATATGTTAAAAATGGTCCAAATACACCTGCATATCTTGCTCCATTATCTTCATCAGGTAATGTAAACCTAAAACTTCTAGGCATATCAGGATTACCACCTTGTGCTATCCATTCTGAAGAAAAAATAGGTTTAGGATCTACTCCTGGTATAAATAATTCACAGAAATAAGGGTCTTGTGATGTTGCAAATTGCTTAATAGATGGTGCAGAAATAATTGCAGTTGTTTTACCTCTTTTCTTTGCAAGTCTTGATAAATAAACTTTACCACCGCAATTAGGACGTAAACCATATGCCATTGTATCAACAACATATCTATAATTAATCATATCAGGATTCATTAAACCTCTTAAAATACCCTCATCTTCTAACATTGAATATATTTTAATAACACCTTCTTCAATATTAGGTTGTCCTGATGTTGTATATCCAGGGAGATGATTAGATGTAAGTTTTAATCCTTCTAATTTTTTAAATTTAAATGCTGTAGATATTGATGCGTCATCAATAGGTTTTTGCGTTATTATAGTTGTAGCAACTGTTGTATACCCATAAATAGGTTCAGCTGTTTCAATTACATATGTTGAGCCATCATAAATTTTAGATGTTACATATGTTACTCCGCTAGGACCATTAGTTGAATCTTTTTTAACCATAGTACCAATTGTAATAAGGTTATTATTAGCTGATGCATCTAATGTAAATA